TGGACGCGCGCAGACAAGCCATGAAAGAAGCAGTGGACAGACTCAAGGAACCTGCCCAGCAACAGCAGCTTTTGGCCAGATATCGCGAGCAATGGAACAAGCAGACCCAGTACGTTGGCCAAGAGGTGCGAGCGCTGTTCAACCGCGCGCAGATGAGTCTCTTTGTCGCCACGATTGCAGGGCTCACGGCAGCCAATGTTGGAGTCAGTGCCATCAATTGGTGGCGGGGATCGAATCGCCAGGAGCTTTCTGTAGCTGATCTCGCCTCAGCTGTGGCCGCGAGGTTAGGATGGGATCGTCGTGAATGTTTCTTCCTCGTCGTTTGCTGGTTAGGCGCTGAATTCCATTGGCATGAGGAAACACATTTCGGCGAGTGCCAGGAGTCGAGTGGTCATCGAGCCACCCAGTACAGGTCAACAGAAGCTCTGTCGAGAAGACACTCAGCCGTTGCTGAATTTTACTCCATGTGCGCCGTTAGATTGCCCAGGACGAAGCAGGAAGGTTGTGTGGACTATGATGCGCAAGCGCTGAATTCCTGTTTTGTCAATGCGACGAGTGTTGGAGATAAGGCATATGATTTGACGAAGTTGGCCTATGACCGCATGCCTATGCACGATCGCGATATGAGATTGCGCAACGATGTTGCACCGCTTGAGAAGCTGATCCGATCGCGCTACTACTCCCAGTACGGCTTTTTGTGTGATGAGCCGATAAACTGGGTGCCGCCTTCAGAACTGGCCAAGCTGAAGGCGGCGGTCTCGCACTGAGCCTGAGTGGGTACGAGGAGGGTGAGTACGATGTGCCGATTAATGCGCACGCTGATACACTGCGCATTGTCGTCTATCGTCCTCGAAAACCCTCTTTCGTGCCCACTCAGGTAGGGGCCTTTTCCTCGATCCAGTTTGTTGACGCTCGTTACCAAATGAACATGCTAGCGCCTTTTATACCAGACCCATGTTCTCAGCGCAACAAAATAGCCGCATGCCTGCATCGATTCGGGCGTAAGTCGAGGGAAAGAGACCCAGCCCGCTTAAGACATTTTACGGAGTACGCCAATGCGTTCATTGAACGAGCCTTCCAGCCAATAGAGCCAAGTGACGTTGGCACTTTTGAAGAATGGTTGGAAGCGTCGTCTTATGGGGAAGCTCGCAAGAAGCATCTTCGCGGTGTGCGCGAGTCTCTCCATGAAATTGGCACCCGCAAAGACCGGTCGTGTAAGTCGTTTATCAAGTGGGAGGGCTATGTTTCTGCGAAAGTAGCCCGTGCCATCAATTCGTACAGTGATGAATCGAAGGTCCTCTTGGGGCCTATAATCCGAGCTGTAGACAAAGCCACTTTTAGAAGCAGGTGGTTTGTCAAGGGCACCAATCCGAAGAATTGGTCTCAGCGCATGTTTGACACTTTTGGTCTTGACCCAGTGGTCATCACAGATTTTTCGTCGTTTGAGTCACATGCCGAAGGCCCTTATGCTGAGATTACGCGTCACTGGATGCTCCATATGCTGCGGGGGTCACAGGTGCCACGCAGTATTAAGGAGCTGATCTCAAGTATGTTTGTTGGCACAAATCGCATCCTCTTTGACGATATCAGATGTGAAGTCTTAGAGAAGCTGATGTCTGGAGCCTTGTGGACGAGCAGCGCCAACGGGGTGCTCAATCTATGCATCATGTCTTATCTGTCTACTCAGTGTTTGCATCCTGAGTTGCCAGGTGCTCAACTGGCTGAGCTCGCTTTG